GATCCGACGATATTCGACAAGCTGCAGTCGAACCCAGGCGAACTGGTGTTCGACTTCGTGGACAAGAATGCGCGTATGCGTGGCGCGACGCTCGGCTCGGATCATCTCGGCAACATGCTGCTGATCGGCGATCACTCCAACCCGATCGTGCAGAACCTGATCGAAGGTCAGAACATCCTGAAGATGCAGTGCGTCATCTCCAACGAGATTTTGGCGACCGTCTATTCCGCTCTCGGGCAGGCTCCGAATGCCGAAGAAGTCTCCGCTGCTGCCGCCGCCGAGATCGAAGCCCAAGTCGCAAGCGGCCTGTACAAAGGCCCCCGCAAATTCATCCAGACCGTTGTTGAGCAGCACGTCAAACAGCCGCAGGAGGTGGCGAAACGCGCGAGTTACGAGGGACAGCAGCGCGATGGGACGCAGATTCGAGCCAACGTCACCGTTCAGGGTTGGCTGCGCGACGGCGTCAATCTGTGGCGTTGCGGCGACGATGTCTGGGTCAACTCGCCCATGGCCATGCTCAACTTCACTATGAAGATCCAAACACTGACATTCCAGCAGGACAACCAATCCGGCACGACCACACTGCTTGAGTTGGTGATGCCGTGGATGCTGTCCGACAAGCCGTTCGCTGTGTTGCACGCTGGCCAAAGCCCCGCCGACACAGCTCCGCAAGGTCCGCCTCCCGCGCAGATCACCAGCGGGCCACGGGTCCAGCCGCAGCCGCAGTCAACCAGTCCGCTGGAGCCGAACTACGTGCCCGCGCCGATTATCGGCCGTTAGAAGGGAGTTCGTTGAAATGCACCGGCAGTCACCATTGACCGCAGCCTTTGTCGGCTATTCCGGCGGTGGATCGCGCACGCTGATCCACGAGGTCGACGACAGCACGAACATGCAGCAGATGAAGGGCTCGATGATGTTCGGCGAGGCCCGTGAAAAGGTCGAGTCGCCGCAGAACTACGGCTTCTCCAGTGTCGTGCGACCAGCGACCAAAGACAAGGACGGCAACGTCCAAGACTGCGCCGAAGGATTCATGTCGTATTTCGGTGGCAACCGTACCGGCTCTTTCTGTGCGGTGATGGATGACCGCCGCTATCGGCCGATGGGACTGAAGCCGGGCGAGAACTCGCAATACGACGATCTCGGCCAGATGACGCTGCTACGGCGCACCGGGCTGTATCTGTTGTCGCTCGACAACCCGGAGGAAAGCTCGCAAGGCAGCGGAGCCGCGCCCGGTCAACACGCCGACAGCCAGCAGCAGAATCCGGAGCGGTTTGTCTCGATCCGCCATGTCGAGAAGAAAAAGCAGGAGCGGCCAAAGCGCGGTCAGCAAGGCAGCAGCGGCGCCAGCGGCGGTGGAGCGTCAGCCGGCACGCAGGCGGCAAGCGGCCAGGGCGGCAGTCAGAGCAAGGATCACAAGCACGAGGGCGAGAGCGTCAACAACGAGATGCGCGTGAGCAAGAAGCGGATCGAGTTCAGGACCGGCGACAACGTGGTGGGCTACTACGACAAGGCCAGCTCGACATGGTGCTTCATCGGCAAGGTTAAACTCGGCAGCGAGAGCGCGCAGCATCCGGTGTACGGCGTCAACGGCGGCGTCGGTAAGACGTCCGATCCTAACGGCAGCGACGCGGTGCTGGTCAACGCGCCGAAGCCGGGACCGCCGACATCGCTGGACGGTCAGCCGTTCGAAGCGCGAGACGCCAGGATCGAGGCGCTTGAGGCCCGCATAGCCGCGTTGGAGTCGAGGCTAGCCTCTCATGCCTGACATCCGGCTGGTCCAGAACTCGGCGGCGTTCCCGCGCTATTCGATCCCGATCGACTGGTCGCTGCTCGGCGATGGCACGCTCGACGACACCCAGGCGCTGGCGACGGCGGTGATCGTCGCGCTCGGCACCGACCGGCTGGCGCAGCCCGGCGACATCCTGCCAGACCCGGACTCGACAGATCGCGCCGGTTGGTGGGGCGATCTGGACGCGGAGGAGCTGTTCAATGGCTGGCCGATTGGCGCGCGGCTGTGGTTGCTCAAGCGCACCAAGATCGTCGGACCGGAGGACCCGGAAGGCGCGACCATCACCCGTGTTGAAGAATACATCGCCGAGGCGATCCAGCCCTTCGTCGATATGAGGATCGCGACCAGCTTCGATGTGGAGGCCTTCCGTGTCGGCCTTCAACAGATCGACGCGCTGGTGACGATCTATCGCGGACCGAAGACGCCGGTCGAGCTGCGCTTCCAAGTCCTGTGGGACGAGATTTTCGGGGGAGCCTGAACAGTGCCATGGTCCACGCCAACGCTCAAAGAGGTTCGCAGTCTCGTCCGTGACAACGTCCGCGCGTCGCTGCCCGGCGCCGACGCCAGTGTGCCCAACTCGGTCCTGCGCGTGCTCTCTGACGCGCAGGGCGGGCTGTGCCATCTGACGCTTCAGTACGTCGACTGGCTGTCGCTGCAGCTCCTGCCCGACACCGCCGAGACCGAATGGCTCGACCGCCACGGCGCGATCTGGCTGACCAACTCTGACGGCACCAAGGGCCGCAAGCAGGCAACGTTTGCGTCCGGCATCGCGGCCTTTGAAGGAACTAACGGCACCGTCGTTCCCATCAGCTCGCAACTCGATGGCACCGTTGGCTATGAGACCACCGCAGAGATCACGCTCGGCACCGGACCCTCTGAGGCCCCGGTGCGCGCTCTCGATCCAGGCGCGGTCGGCAACATGAACGAGGGCGACGCGCTGTCTGCGACCATACCCGGTGTCGATACGGTCACCGTGGTCACCATGACCGGCGGCGTCGATACCGAGAACGACGACGATCTGCGCGCCCGCATCCTACATCGTATCCAGAACCCGCCGATGGGCGGTGCTGTGGCCGACTACGTCACCTGGGCGCTGGCCTGTCCGGGCGTCACCCGCGCCTGGGCGGCCCCGGAGCAGGGCATCGGCACGATCACGGTGCGCTTCCTGATGGACGAGCTGCGCGCCGCCGACGACGGCTGGCCGCAACCCGCCGACATCCAGTACGTCCACGACTACATCAACAAGATGCGCCCGGTGACGGTGAAGGATTGTTACGTCTTGGCACCGATCAAGGAGTTCATCGACGTCACGATCCAGAACCTGATGCCCGATACCGTCGAGGCCGAAGGCGCGGTCGAGGCAAGTCTTCGCCAGATGCTGTTCGAATTGGCGGCTCCTGGCCAGACCATCTACGCGGCCTGGGTGTCCTACGCGATCATGAACGCGCCGGGCATTGTTTCCTTCAACCTGATCACCACGGACGACAACGTGATGCCATCGCTCGGGCACATGGCCGTGCTCGGTACCGTGCTGTTCCTTGAGCCGACGCAATGACAGACCGGCACGTCCGCCGTCTCGGCCAGGACTACGGCACCGCCTTTCTCTCGCTGCTACCGCAGGGGCAGGCGTGGCCGAAATATCCCGGCACGACGCTCGATCTCGCCTGTCGCGGCCTCGCCGAATACTGGGGCTTTGTCGACAGCCGCGCCGCCGACCTTCTGGAGCGCGAGAGCGACCCTCGCTACACGATCGAGCTGCTGCCGGACTGGGAGCGCAACTGGGGTCTGCCTGACCCGTGCTACGAAGAACCGTTGACGATCGCCGAGCGTCAGCTCGCCCTGGTGATGCGGATGACGATGCAGGGGGCACAGTCGCGCGAGTTCTTCATCGGCGTCGCAGCGATGATCGGCTACACGATCACGATTACCGAGTATCGCACCTTCGTCGTCGGCATCGACCGCTGCGGCGACAATCGCGTCTACGGCGACGGCTCCAATCCGATGTACAACGAATGGGGCAATCCCATTCTCAACCCGCACGGCGATCCTGTCGCCGATGGCGAACTATCAGAGTGGCCATACTACGGGCTCGGTCCTCCAGAGAACCGCTTCTATTGGACCGTGCATGTCGACGCAGCCAAGCTGATTTGGTTTCGGGTCACGTCAGGTCAGACCGGCGTCGATCCTCATCTGCGCATCGGCACCGCCGACGATCTTGAGTGCCTGCTCAATCGCTGGAAGCCGGCGCATACCGAAATCATCTTCGACTATTCCGGTCTCCAGACCGGCGGCGACATGGCCGGGACGCCTTAACGCCCAACCACCCCAACCTTCTTCCTTTGACCTGATCTCGGCGACCGCACAGCGCCGTGGAGAGAGGACTCGTCGATGCAATACAATCAGCCCTACGGCGTCAGCGATCCGAACGCCGGCTACATCAACGGCAATCCATCCACCGGCACCATGGGCTCGATTCCGCCAGCGGCCTCGATCGAATATCCGCAGCGCGAGATCGTCAACCTGATCAGCGATGCTGCGCTGGTGCCGAACAACAGCGACTTGCACCAGCTCGCGAAGGGCGTGCAGTGCGGGCGGCTGATCTACGGCGACGACACCGGCTCGACCAATCAGGTCTCGATCGCCGTGAACCCGCCCGTGGTGGCCCTCACCAAAGGCATGCAGTTCATTACGATGTTTGCGCACGACAACACCGGGCCGGCGGTAGCGAGTGTCAGCGGGCTGCCGTTCATTGAGATCGTGCATCCGCAGGACCGCACGTCGCTGCAGCCGCTCGATCTGAGAGCCGGCGCACTCGGCTGTCTGGCCTACGACGGCAGCAAGTTTCAGCTCGCATGGTCGCAGAGCCCGATGGTTGCGGCGGTCTATCTGGTCACTAATCTCGAT